GTCGATTTTACTGACACGATTAGGCCAAAGAATATATTCTTTTTCGGGATTTTTGCGTAGGTTATCAAGCAAAGGAATAATAGCATTGTATAATGTTAATGCTTTTTTGTCAACCTTTTCGAGCTTTTCTTCAAGTTCCTGCACATAGGTTCTTGAAGTCTCTACTACTTGCAAGTCATCTTCTGTAACGGCAGTGAAGCCAAAATCGAACAAATCATCAGTCATCCAAAGAAATCCTCCAGTGTTGCTACTTTCTCAAGGTTCCAACCAACCGCTTCAACAATAGGTTTAAGTGGTTCCTTGAATGTTTTTTCAAATTGTTTATCATAGTCAATGTAATCGCCAAGACCAAATTCGCGAGGCAAATATTGTGGGAAAGATACCACGTTTTGCTTGAATGGATTTGGCATCTTGAGATAACAGAACTTTACCTTTTCACCATTTTGAATTTTCTCGTAATTTTTCTCAAGTTCTTTTTGCTTAAGGAAGTGATTGTATAGAATAGCACCGCGAACATGAATGGGACAACCACTCTTAAATAGTGCACTACCATCTTTCCACTTAGTAATATTGGACACACTACGAGGAAACGACACTTGTTCAGGCGGAAGGCTCGAAAACTCACGTTCAAAGTCACTCACAAACTTTTGCACTGCAGCTTCGTCCTGAGTCATAATCACTTTGAATGCTTCTTTGAACTTATTACGAACTACCTCAGGTGTAGAAGACTTAATAGCTTCAATGCCCATGATCTTAAGCTTCGGCTCAGTATATTGGACACCTTCGTTGTTGTGGACATTCAAAATGTATCGCTTCTTTGCTGTCCAAATACCACGATCAGCAATCACCTCTCGACCCATTTCCATACGCTTTTCAAAGCAGTTCATGTGCTCAAATAGCTCATCATAGGCTTGAGCAATAAGAGGCTCAAACTTTTCCTTACACGCTTTATCGAGGAACTTTACTGGATCTTTGGGCTGCACTGCCTCTACGAGAGGTCCCATGTTAATATATACCGAGTCTGTATCGATAGCAATAACGTAGTCTTTATCAGACTTCAAGAACTTATTCATTGCTTTATTGATTGCACGTTCAGCCCATTTAATCGAAAGCTGACCAGTTAGTGTAACACTTTCGGCTAGAGCATTGTCGAAGTACTTGAAGTATTTATTAGCAAGAGCACCATAAAGCGAGTTTAAAAGAATTTTAATTGCCATTTGACTGTTCTCGAGCTGGTTAATTTGAGCTTCGAGACCCTTATCCTTCGTCTTTTCATACTCACTTTTTGCTGCAAGCATTTTCTTTTTAATCACTGTACGCTCTGCATAGTAATCCGAAATCAATTCCGGAATAATGCCCTGAGCAATACGAGAAAAGAACATACCACTTGCACAACATACCTCTTCACCAAAGTCGATTGGATCGCGATTTAGATGTTTATTAACACCAGCAAGACTGCGATCATATCGATTTGCAATCATCGTTTCAGGTGAAATATTATATTGCACAATGATGTTAGGATACAGAGAGTTCAAGTCAAAAGATACTACCCAGTCATGTGCACCAACTTGAGGAGGTTTTACATAACCACCGGCAATGGTAGTTGCTGCACCATCAGAGTCTTCTGGACCAACAATCTCATAATATACTTTATCAATTTGACCAATGGGTGAAATAACATTTTTTGACATCAAACGACGATAGATAATCGACTCCCAAATCGCTGTAGTGCCAAATGTATCAGCGACGTTTACACCTGCTTTATAAGCCATTGTAAGTGCAAGGTTGATGAGACCCATCTTATCATCAATGCGCTGCACAAGTTGAACGTCTTTAATGTTATAGTCGATAAACTTTTGATGATCTTCTCTGTACAGATTATAGAGATTACCAAACTCTTCGTACGATAGTTTCTTTTCACCAAGAACAACATGTGCAATATGATCAAGCTTGTAAGACTCTTGGTTACCATACGAGTAGCCAAACTTCTTAAAAAGTTCAAGGTAGTCAGCTTGATTAATGCCAGTGATTTCATACTCTACATGCTCACGACCACCAATGACTCGTTTGCTTTCGTTTACAAGACGCCATGGTGATAGGTTCTTTGCTTGTTCTTCAAGACCAAGACGCTTAAGACGATTTATGAGATATGGAATATCAAAAAAGCGAGAGTTCCAACCTGTAATTACGTCAGGATAATGCTCCGACCAATACTTCACAAAGAGTGTAAGAAGCTCGTATTCATCCTTACACTTACGATACTGGATCAAATCACCTTTCATATCAATCTCAGTCTTCGAAGCATCATAGTGACCAAGACCCCATACGTGATAGACATGGGACTTACTTGATTTTAAAGCGATTGAGATGATAGGATATGCAGCTACATCAGGGGTTGGGAAACCATCGTCTGATGCCACCTCGATATCGAAATTTGTCGTGTTAATAAACTTTGGATTGAATTCGATATCATTTGGAAAGTTATCAGTAATGAACTGATGGATGTAGTTCTTTGTGCCATAGATTTTAAAGTTATCGACACCTTCATATCTTTCGAGAAACTCTTTGCCATCCCGCATAGAGTCAAAGACCTTTGGTACAACATTATCACCATCGAAAGAAACATAGCCAGTTTCTTCCTGTGTTGGCATATAGAATTTAGGGGAAAATTGGATTCGGCGATCTGTAGCTACGCCGTTTTGATTATAGCCACGATAGAGAATAGAGTTACCGTAGCGGGCGACATTTGTATAAAATGACCCTTGTTGCATAATACCTCACGAGTTGTAATGAATTTGTATAATTCTATACCATGTTGACTTAAATGTCAACTGAAAAGGCGGCCGAAGCCGCCAATCCTTATCCGTTATAATATTCCCAGCCAGGAACTTCTACTGGCTTTTCTTTTGAATCACTCATTACTTGTCACCTTTGGATGATACAAACGAGTAAAGCTCTTGAGCCTTTTCCATAATTTCTTGTGGAGTGTACATTGCTGGAGCATATTTTTGAGTTTGCTCGAGCAACTCATTAATATCTTTATTCCACTTATCTGCCATGCTATACATAACATTCCAGTAAGCTTCACGCTGATCAGCATAGTCTTTTTCTGCCATCTCTTGTGCCATCTTAAGCAGTTCAAGACGAATTTCAAATGGATTCTTATTCATTTCTTTCTCCGTGTGTTTGTGTGTAAAAGGTGGGGGAGCTAACCGTGGCTCCCCGCGGATGCGTTACGGCATCACCCGATTCTTATTCATTAAGAAGTTGTCCGATTGTACTACGTCCACCAATTGGAATTTTCTTTGGCTTCTTAGATTCAGGGATAACATTCTCTAAACGAATTCTAAGCATACCCTGATTCAATGTCACATCATTGACTTCAATAGTATCAGCAAGTGTAAAGCGTCTTTCAAAGCTTCTCATTGCAATACCTTTATGAAGATATTGTTCAAGTTCATCAGTATGAGATGCTTCGGCTTTAATTCTCAACACACCTTCATGCAACTCGATATCAAAATTATCTTCTTCGAAACCTGCAGCTGCAATCTCGAGAAGGTATGTATTCTCGCCTGTTTTAAGTACATTGTATGGGGGGTAATTGTCTTTTTGATGATAAGTTGTGTTCAACTTATTCAGCATCTTATCAAATCCAATAAAGAATGGATCGTTAAGCATATCTGTATTGATTCTACGTGTATTCATAGTTTCCTCCTAAATTAAGCAAGGTTATATAATAGTGGACCCATTATTGGCATCCACTATTATTTATATGTGTACTCGTTACTTTTTCTTACCAATTGAATATTTCGGGATAAGTTCCCATTGATCTTTATCTTTATAGGCAAGTACTTTAATCTGAGATAGTGGCGCAACTGGATCTTCGATTTGAGAATGATCTACTACTTGTATAAGATTCCATTCTTCGAGAAGATTTACGACTGCATTTCTACGACCTTTGTCTTCATCATCAAAATTATTGACTTTACCGTCAAGCATAAACAATTCTTTAAAATGAACGATGTAGTATCGTCCTTGTTTATGTAGAATATGACATGATTGATAAAGTTTACGATCTTTACGAGATGCTACACCAATACGTGTAAGTGTTTCTTTTACTTTTAAGAAAGAGTCATCACTTGGTAGTGTTACCTCCACTAGACTTTTTATGACGTCCATTTTGAATTCCACCTGTTTCTTTTTGTTGTTTCATAGTATCCAATTGTTCTCGAGTCAATAAAGTCAGATATTCTTTGCCTACATTAGGATTACATCCATATAACTCACAAATCATATCAAGATCTTCATTGTCTGCCTTTTTAGGCCATTTCGCAAAACGCTTCTTGGCTCTAAGGCTATTTATATAATACTCGTATTGTGGACGATAGTCTAGTTGGTGGTACATATTCATCAAGTTAGCATGAAGAATACTATCAGGGTGTTGTGAGAAGGCAAGATTTGTAAGCCAAGGATTATAAGATTTCTCGGCCAACTCATCATTCTCAGAACCTCTCATAAGGTTCTTTTTGTCATAAGATGCGTCACTAACAAAGTCAAATGGTTTCATCTAGGTCTCCAAGCTTTGGCTTTTCAAGGGTGTCTGCACATTTCTTACAGACAAATGCTTCACCTTCTCCACCTTCATATTTGTATCTCATAACTGCCGCATCCTTGCCTGCGGGTTTTTCGCAGACAAGACACTTTTCTTTTTTATTATGAAGACCGATTAGTTTAAGAAAGTCAATCATTTCCAGTCACACTCCGCCATTAGTGTTGCCAATGCCGCCACTCGATTGATTTCACTATTAGCCACAAAAGCTTCTTGATACTGATACTGTGCAAGAATAACAATTGCCTCAGCCGTAGC